TCACCCCCCCCCCCTTCATTTTCGTTGCGGCTTAGAAGGGGATGGACTCGTCCAGATATTGGGCGTACATCTGCAGCTTCAGCTGGCGCCAACGGCCCAGCACGGTATGGCGAGTCACGTTGGGCCAGTCCCGGTTATCGGTGGACCAACTCCACAGCATCTGCCTAACGTCCCTGAAGGTCAGCCCCGTCCGGAAGTCCGCGTACGAAAGCAGATCATCGGGCGAGCACATGGTTAGCGGTGTGTTGGGTGGAGGCTTCGAAGGCTTCGACTTCAGCGATGGCGTAGACCACTTTCCGGCCGAGCTTCAGGAACTTCGGACCCTTGCCGAAGTGGCGCCAGTTATGTAGAGTTTGCGCGCTCATTCCCCAGCGGGTGGCCAGCTGCTTAGTGGTGAGGTGGCTGGTCAGTCCGTCCATTCGACTTCTCCTCCGATGTAATTTTCCCAGTCGGCGCGTAGCACCTCCAGGCCAGGGTTGGGGTACTTGTAAGTGGTCTCGCCGGCCTTCACTGCCGCGGCGGAAGCCTTGTCCTTCGTAAAATGGGGCGCCACCTTCTTGAGCCGCGTGCCGAATGCCTTGTCGGTGGGCAGCCTGGACTTGCTGACGTTCTTGCTGCTGGCCCAGCGCTTGAAGGATTCCCGCAGCCGGTTGGAGGGGATGCTTGGGGGCCATACGCCACCGAAGTCACCGCCGGCGATCTCTCCACTAAAAAGACAGTCAAGCCACCAGGCTTCCAGTGGTTCCAGGCTGGCGTGCTTCTGCTCCACCAGGGCCTGGGTGTTGGGCGCGTCGTTGACTTCGATGCCGGTCAAGTCGTAGTCAAACAGATAGCGCAGCAGGTGGGCGTAGCCACCCTGCTCCATACCCTCACGCATGGCGATGAAGAACGCTCTGTCCTGCAGCCGGCCATCGCCGACGTGGAACACTGCAAACCTACGCTCGTCCTGGCTGGCCGGGACCAACCACTCCTCGTTACCGAGAATGACGATGCGGCTCAGGTTCTTGCGGGTCCGGGCCTCCTTGCCCTTGTGCTCGATTAAGTGCTTGGACCCAGTGATCAGGCCCTTCAGTTTTCCCTCAGCTCGCTTGTCACCGGCCCAGGCCGCTTCATCCAGAACAAAACATAAGTTCGACTCAAGGTGAGAATTGAAATTCCCCAGCAGGTAGCGTTCGTCATCCGCCACCAGGAAATGGGGGCCAAGTAAATACCCGACACGTTCGATGAGCGCATTTTTGCCCACTCCTTTCGCTCCCTTGAAAACGGTCGCCACCAGGGGCTTCTCCCACGGTCGCTGGACCATGTGCGCGAACCAGCCCATGAGCCAGCGGAACAACTCCGGGGAATTGCCGCAGACGTTTTTCAGCGCGTGCTCCAGGAACAGGTCCAGAGCCGGATGGTGGGCCGGGCCCGGCGCCGGCGCGACCGTGAAGCCCCTCCAGAGGTTGTACCAGCGCGGGCCCATGTCCTTCTCAGGCATGAACACCACGCCGTCATATTGCCGGCGATTGGCCCATTCCATCCAGTGGACGCTGATGGGCTTTGGCTTCTCTTGCGCCCTGGCCCACGGCTTATTGGCGAACCAAGCGTGGAAGTCAGCTACCGCCAAGCGCTCGGTGGTGAAGTTCCCTTCCTCGTCGGTGGTCTCTTGCATCACGAAAGCGCCGGCCTTGATGAACGCATACTCCCGGCTGATCTCGGCAAACGGATGGCCCTTCGCCGCCGGCGCGTCGGCTTCAGGCGCGTCTACCTCATCGAACACGGCTTCGGCTGCGGCGCTCCCGGGCTGTGCCCGGCAGTAACGGAAGGCGTGGTCGATGGATTCGGACAGGTCTTCAAGGGGCATCGGCGGATCGCACTTCGCGTTCCAGTGCTCGGACATCAGGTCGTATGCCTGGGCTGACGTGCAGCCATACTCCGATAGCTGGGCCGCCACCTTGTATGCGGTGCTACCCCGGGAGCCCAGCACAGCACCAGCGGCCTTGGTTAGATACGCCTGAGCACGCTGTACCGCACGATCAGGATCAACACCCACAACAGGCACGCGATCCACGCGAGCACGGCCGCGGTCAACGCCAAGTCGGTCAACCAGCCAAGTAGGGCAAACCGCCGGCAGTGCCGGTCCTTGGGCCTGGTTGTAGGTTTTGTCTTCGATGATTGAGCCCGGCCCGACGATGTAGCCTCCCTTACTGCGGATATCGAGGCCGGTTCCGAGCACGTCCGCGCCCTGGCGCAGCGGCGCAGCGCATCGATATACGAGATGGGAGCCCCCGGTCGGAGTGGCCTGCCCAAGGGTGGGCGGGAATTCCATGCCTTGGAATTCGAGCTGGAGGAGGGTGTGGTCGCCACGTTTCCCTTTCTTGACGTCGATATCCACGACACAGAGGGCTTCTCCGTCCCCGAACTTGCTGGTGAAGATGCCAATGTTGTAGGGTTTCCGGCTGAACCATTTGGTTAACTTGGCCGGGTCCCGGGTAGCTTCCGCTTGCCAGCCGACGTGAGCCGGCTTCTTACCATTGTCTGCCTGGCCGGCGTGCTCTGGATCCCAAGGCTTGATGGGGAAAATCCAGAAGCCGCGGGCGGCCAGGTCAAGGGCTGATTCGAGGAGGGTCACGGGTCACTTCCTGTAGCGAGGGCCGCGCCAGCCTTCGGCGGCCAAGGGGAGGCCAGCAGCCCATACCGGGACTTCGGCGAATAAGGCTTCGACTTGTTTCACGTCAGTTCCGGGCTCGACTTCAAGGACAGCTTCGTCGTGCACATGGGCCACGATTTTCGCACCCCGTTGGTCCAGTCGCAACATCCCTTCCGCAAGGAGATCCCGGGCCACCGCTTGGGTGAAGTTTTCTGCCAAGCTGCCTCCATACAGATCCGCCCATTCCCACTTGTTGGTGGTTCCATTAACGGACATGTACCAAATGCAGTCCTCGCGGATTTCGGTGACCACGTAATGCTTGGCCTCGTAAACTTCCCGCTCGGACGGATGGGCTTTCTTGCGCTTTGGCGGCAGGCCCGGCTGGGGCAGTTCCATGTCGTAGCCAGTGTTGATCTCGGCGTAGGGGTAGCAAAGCACCCGGCCGGAAGGCAATTGCGCCCACAAGAACGAGCCGTTCTTCTTCAGCGTCACCTGACGCCCGCGAGCGCCAACGGACCACTTACCACCCTGGGCAATCGCGGATTTTACGGTCCGGTCCAGCTGATACCAATATTGGGTGATGGCTGGGTGAGCCGTGCGCCAGAGTCGCTTGATCTCGTCGGCTTCAGCGTCTGGGACCTTGATGTTGTAGTTCTTGGCCATGGACTGGAAGGCCCCGATCCCGCCCCCGTATCCCAGTGCCAGTACGGCCACCTTGCCAATCTGGCGCTGGTGCTTGTCCACCTGCTCCATGGGGACGTGGTAGATGCCAGCTGCGGCGTGTTCGTAAATTTTTCCGTGGGTTCGAAAGATTTCCAGCACCGACTCCTCGCCGGCGAGCCAGGCCAGAACCCGGGCTTCCACTGCGCTGAAGTCCACCGCCAGCAGTTCTTTTCCCGCTGGGGCGACGATCATGCCCCTCACGCTGTCCGCCAACGCGTCCAGGACAGGCCCGTAGAAGGCATCGATGTAGGCGCGGTTGCCCAAGTTGGCAAGAATCTTCTCGACGTCCTGAGGCCCCACCCCCGGCCGCGTGCGGGGCAGATTCTGTGTCTGCACACCTCGGCCGGCCCAGCGCCCGGTATTGGCGCCGTGGAACTGGTGGATCCCACGGACGCGCCCATCTGGACAAACCCGGTCCTTCATGGCAACGAGCTTTGCAGTGCTGGACTTGGCGGCTTCCTGCCGCAGCAGCAGAGCCTGTTTCACCACCGGTGGCAGCTCGTCCAGTGAGAGAGTGTCTAGCACGTCGGCCTTAGCCAGGCCCGTCACCTTCACACCCTGAGACCGAATCCACTTCGACAGCAGCGCCACCTCGGTGCAGGCCCCTACTACGCCGCCGGTGACGCGCAACATTTCGCCGTCCAGCCGTTCCTTCTCCTTGGCCACCAGGGTCAACGCCTTGCCAATAGCGGGCAGATCCACCAGGATCCCGTTCTGGTTGACCCGGTGATCCAACTCCCACAAGCGCTGCTCGGACGGGCTCAGCTCCATCATGCGGTGATGCAGGGCGCGCTCGACTTCGACGTCCTGTTTGCAGTAGTCATAGAGCAGCTTAAACTTGTCCGGCGCGGTGGCTGGGGTCAGGAATTCCCCGTTAGCCTGGGGCCGGCAGAGCAGCATCATGACCCGCTTTCCAGCACTATCCTTGCGCTCAGGGATCCCCAGGGCCGGCGCCGCCTTCTCCAGCGCGCCAGGCAACGCCATGGCATATGCCATGACCATGGTGCACCGGACCTGCTCCACATGCAGGGTGGGCCAGCCGCGGCGCTTAGCCAGGACGCAGTTCCACAGCAGAATTTCAAAATTAGCGTTGTGTGCGTAGACCAGGCCCCCGGCCAGGACGTGTTTGACTACCCGTGGCGGGCACACCTGGCCGGCGATCCAGATTTCCACCGGCTCGTCGTCGAAGGCGTAGGCCATGCACCAGACACCCGTCGTCAGGTCGCGGGCGTAGACATCAAGGCCACGGGCTTTCAGATCGCAAGCGGAATAGGTTTCGAAGTCAACGTGTAGGAGAGTCATCGGCTATCCGGCAAATTAGGTTGGAATCCGGCTTTTGAACAAAAGGTCACATTTTAGGATTCAACCCAAAAAGCCGGATAGCCGTGAATTCCAACCGCTCGTTCCACCGGAACGTGGCCAAAAACCTTCAGGATTCGTTCGTTGAGGACATCGGTGTACCTACTCATGAGCCGATCCTTATCCACTGAAGCGGGGGATTCCGCCTTCACCACCAAAGGCCCACCTGAGTGGGCCCTTGACGTAAAAGCAGTGATGGCTAGTCGAACATCCCACTTGCTGTCTTGGCGGCGCCGGCTCCTGCCACAGGCTCGAACGCCTTGCTGGCGGGGGTCTTGGCCTGGCCCAGGGGCTCGCCGTCGCGCAGCTTCTGCACGTTCTGGAGGTAGAAGGTCACCCCCTTGGACTTGCCCTCATAGGCGCCGGCGCGGACTTGGGCGCGGAACCAGCAGCCGCTGTAGACCTCGTCCTCGTTGATGATGTCCTGCACCTTGGCGTCCACCACGCCCGGCTTGAACCGTTCCTGGGCGCTGAAGGTCATCAGGATCCAGTCGTCGCCGATGCCTTCGAAATCATGGTCCACGTCGGCGTAGGTGCGGAAGGGGGACTTCAGGCCCTTGGGGATGGTGTTGGCGCCCCATTTGGCGATAGCTGCTTCCTGGGCCGCGGCCTTGAGCGCGGACAGGTCAGTGGTCGGGGGAAAGGCGGCGCGGATGGTGTACTTCCGCTCGTCGGTGCCGTCGTCCTTCTTGTTGGTAGCCGGTCGCAGGATTGCAACGAACGTGCCGATGAATTCGGGGGTAAGCAGATCAGCCACTTTAGGGCTCCTTAGGGGTGAAAGCCGCCACGGCATCGAGGCGGACAGGTTGACGCTTGTCGTCTTCAGAAACCAGGGTGTGGCCCGACGACTCCTTGACGGTGTAGGATTCCAGGGCCTTGGCGCGTTCCTCAGCATTCTTGCCCGGGGCACGCTTCTCCAGTTCGACCACGGGCAACAACTCGGCCGGCTTTTGGATGTCCGCGACGTGGGTGCCGCAGAGCATGGCCAGGGCCTGGCGATCCAGGTTCTCCCGCCACTTCCGGGTGGCGCGCTTCTCCACCAGCTTGTAGCGGGGTGGGACCCGGCCGGCCTCGGCTTCGGTGTAGGCGAATTCCCGGCAGTTCTTGATCCAGCCTTCCAGGATTGGAAGCATGTCCAGGGTGTGGGACAGAGCCACCGGGTCGTAGGAAAGGGCAGCGGAGAACACCTGCTTGACCATTTGCCGAGCCTTGGACTTCTGAGCCGGACACTTCGGCGCAGCCAGGCAGAACCGGCAGCCTTTCTCACTCAGGTGCAGGAAGTCTGTGCGCCAGCGATCGGTGAGCCAGGCGCCTGCCTCGGCTTCCAAATGCGCCTGTTTTACCCTGGACTCGGCATCGATCAGGTCTGCATGGAAGTCAACCAAATCCACCGAGTCGAAGGCGGCGCTGCGCACAGGACCGGCCGGGTGGCTGGCCCGCGGCTGAACGATGGTGCTGACGACACGCTTGGCCGGGTAGTGGAGGGTCAGCATCGCGGCTAAAGCGTAAATCTTCAGCTGCAGGTTGTCTCCCACCTCCACCAGCACGCCGGCGCCGTACTTCAAGTCGATGACGTGCAAAGTCGCTGTGTTCGGATCCCAGACAACGGCATCAGCCGTTCCGTGGCAAGTCCCCGTGACCCGGACCTTGGTCTCGACATACAGGATGGCGCCGGGGGCCGAGGCCAGGGAGCGGACGTATTCGGTATAGACCCTGACGTTGGACAGCATTTCCGGTGATGGAGCGGCGCTGATGACGCCCGAGCCCATGAGCGTTGCTTCGGCCAGAGCGTGCGCCTGAGTGCCTTCGTCGGCGTAACCGCTGGACCGCTCGGGCATCCCTTGCGCCAGGAACTGACTACCAGGGCAAGTAAACCAACGCGCCGCGGCGCTGGGGGAATTGGGCGCATGTAACTCAGGCATTGGTCGCCAGCTTTATGAAGTCCATTTGGTCCGCAACGGGCAGATCCTGCAGGTGGGTGATCCGGGTGCAGGGATCGTCGTCCGGACCGAACTCTTTCAGCAGCCCCAGCCCCTGGTCCATGTTGTGTCGGGCCACGTAACTCTGCAGTGCCTCGCGCAGCTCGTTCAGGGTCGGCGCTTTGGGCTCAGCCGAAGCGGTATCGGACTTGGCGGAGGGTGCGACCGGGCCGGTTGCAACCGGCGCTTCCTGCACTTTTTCGGCGGCGCGAGCTGCTTCCATTTCCGCCTTCGTCCTGCGCGTGCGGCAGGGCTTGCTGGAGTCCTTGGGCTCGCCGGGTGCCAGAGTGGCGGCCTCGGCCTTCGGCGCCTCCTGGGTGGGTTTCTGCACGACGGCGACTTCCGGCGCCACGGTGGTCTCGTTCGACTCGGTGATCGAAATCACGTTGAAGTCGCTGGTCCCGGGAATAGGCTCGACCTTGAAGTCCGTGCTGAGCGGAGCCGCCGGCACAGCTGGGCACTTCACCGGAGCGATTGGAGCAGCCGGTTCGCCAGCCACGACGGCGAGCATGGCGCTGAGCGCCCGGGCTTCGAGTGGGGAAAGCTGACCTAACTGGAATGCGATGGTGGTCACTGATGTTCCTCCTTGTGTGTTGACATCGTGAGTTCTCGTTGCGACGTTCACAACAAGAATTTTAAAAAATTTTCAAAAGTTCTTTGGTTTTGCGCAGCAGCGTCGCCTGCACCTGTTCATCCACACTCTTGTGCAGGCTGAAAATCCGGACGCGGACGGGCTCAGTCTGGCCGATGCGATGGCAACGCATGGCCGCCTGGGCGTTGCTGCTCGGAACCCACTCTTGCTCAAGGAAAACCACTTCATGGGCCGAGGTTAATGTGATGCCGACACCGGCCGCCTGGATGTTGCCGATAAAAACCCGGCAGTGCTTGTCCTTCATGAACTTGTCAATATTGCGCTGACGCTTCTGCGGAGGTGTCAGCCCATAAAGGGTTACGGCGCCGTACTTGGCCAGGGCCTTCCTGGCGCCTTCGATGACACATTGGTGAACCCCGAACAAAACCACTTTCTCCAGCTGGCCGGACGACAGCTCGTCCTCGATGATGTCCAGGATGGCCGGTAGTTTAGCCATGCCGATGTAGCGGCGCAGCGTCATCAGCCCCGGGCCCATGGACTCCAGCAGCTTCAACCGGTCCCCGTTCGGGGAGCCGTGGTTCATGTTAGCGCTCACAACCTCCAGAGCCTGACGCAGCGTCTGATCCGCCACTTTCAGGCTGGTAATCAGGTTCTGCTCACCCCCGTGCGCCTGAATCTGCTCGTAGAATGTGGGGTCCAACTCCACCGCGGACCGCTCGACGGTCACGGTCTCGTAGCGGATGGGGGGCAGATCCTGCATAACGTCCTCCTTTTTACGACGGAGCATGAACTGTGCGAGCAGCCCTTTCAACTCCTCAGTGTTTTTGTGGCCAACGATCTTAAATTTAAAGTCACCTTCAAACCCTACGCAGAAATGAAAAATAAAGTCCCAGTGAGACAAACTGGTGATCCCGGCGCTGCGGAGGTGAATCCACAGTTCGCTGGCATCGTTGGGTGCCGGCGTTCCCGTCAGGCGCCAGATCCTCTTGGCGCCGCCGGCGATTCCTAGGTCCGTTACATTGCGCCCGAACACAGCTGTGGTTCGGCCGGCGCCCGGGTCCTTGAGGTAGTGGGCTTCATCAAGGATCAGCACATCCCAGCGATGGTACTTGATGGCCCGAAGAAAAGCTTTCCGCTTCGCCTGTAGCCGCTTAGCCTGCTTCGCGCGCTGCTGAGCTGCAGAATCATCCGGAGCCTTCTTGGCTTTCTTCACCGCCTTGGCGCTACTTGGCGGGCTCAGCAGATCGTAGCTGCAAACCACTACCCCACCGGCTGGCAGTTCATCGTCACTGCTGAGCAGCACTGTGCATGGCCGGTCCATCGGGCTGAACCGCTCGAATTCTCTTTCCCAGTTCACCCGGACCGCGCCCGGACACAGCACCAGGATGTCCCGGACGCCCACCAGGTCACAGGCCCGGATAGCTTGCGCACTTTTGCCTAGGCCCATATCGTCGGCCAGCAGCGCCTGTGGATGGTCCGCCAGGTACCGGGCCCCCACTGCCTGGAAGGGTCGAAGGGTCTCTAGATCGGTCACTCGGCACCTTCTTCGCAATACCGGATCCGGGCCTCGCGGGCCTTGGACGCCCAACCCCGGGCCCAGGCTTCCTGGCTTTGGTCGTCCTGGTCACGGAAAATACGGACCATGAGCTCCCAAGGTGCCTCGTACAACGCCGCGATGACTCGCGGGCCCGACCGGGTGGGCTTGCATCCGCAGTCGGTCATACCCCAGTGAATCGCCAGGTCAGCCCACAAAATGGACTCGGGGAGATTTTTCTGAGCGTAGCTGAGCACAGCGCCAAGCCAATACAGCTCGGCCATTTCCGGGGCCAGCGCCAGGCCGGCCCGGATCATGCCCCAAGCACGCTTGTAATCAAGCAACCGGGCCCGGCAGCAGGCTTGCTTGAACCGTCCCCACGCTTCCTGGACCGGCTCAAGTTGGAGGTCGGTGTAATCATAAAAGTGGTCTGCGGCTTTCTGGTAAAAACCGAGCTGGAACAGAGTGTCGGCCAGGTGGTAGTGCCAGCGCGACTCGTCCGGCTCAGCAGCGATCTGCGCTTCCAGGCCAGGAATCAGCGACAGCAGGCGCTTGCGCTCCAGTTCGGGCGACCGTTTCACCTCCCAGAACCGGACCTGAGGGGCCACCGGGCCCGGCTGGTCCCCCGTCAGGGTTTCGTGTATCTCCTGGTCGAAACGGACCGACACAGGAAGCCGAAACAGCAGCGGGCGGGCGTTCTCCCCATCGGTGTCCTGCAGGCTTACGACGTTGACGCTGGCCGGCTGCGCCTGCATGTAGGCCAGCAGATCGAAGCCGTTCAACCGAACCCGCATGTCAGTATCCAGCAACAGGGCCCAGGACGCGGACGACCAGCTAGCATAGCCAAGCGCCAGGTTGCGCCAGCGGGCCATGAACCCGTTGCCGTCCGGAATCGCCGGGGACTCAAAAACCTGGACTCTGTCCCCGCCTACTTGACGCGCTACGTCCAAAGTGCCGTCACCGCCCTGCGCCCAGTGCGCGAGGATGAATTGCTCCGTTACTGGCAGGACTGAGCGCATGGCATCGCCGATCAAGGCTGCCCGGGTGTCGCTGGTGCAGATGACCGTGGCAATGCTCATTAGTTTCCACTTTTCAGGTGCTGGGGGAGGATAAGCCTGGACGGCTGCCGGGGCTGGCTGGTTTGCTGGGTTACCATCTTGATGATGTACATCGAAAGCAGCTGAGCATGGGTCGCACGTTCGGGGTTGCTGAACGGCAGATCCTGGTCACTCTTAACCTCCACAGTGCCATCGACGTTGTCTTCTAGAGTGAGCGTGAATAGGGCCATACTGACGTCTCCGTTAGGTTGGGTTGGGGGATGGACAGATGGCGCGGCTAGATACCGCAGGTGCTTTTCGGCATGGTTTTGATAGCGTTCTGGACGAGGCAGACGGCGCAGGTTCCGGGTTCATCCGTCCCGCAATCGCAGCCGATGTTCTCCCGGTCCATGGTTTCATCGGCGGATTCCAGGGCGCATTCCGCGATCCGCTTCCACTCCTCCAACTTTTTGAGCCGGTTCACGATGGCGATTCTGGTTGTGGGATTCATGCTGGCTCCGAGTGGAGGATGGACAGCTACTGCTTGGGTTTGAACGAGAGGCAGGCGGCGGTGTGGCAGCGGGTGGTTTCCATGTTCAGGGGGCACCACCCCCGGCATTCGATGTCCTGGATGAAGATCCGGCACTCTCTGCATTCGTAGATCTCGCCGGGATCGTTGGGAACCTCGCTGGGGATGCGCTGCCCTGAAAAAATGCGGGTCATGTTGTTCCTTCCTCCAGGGCGATCCTGGACATGCTCAGGCCGTGGCCTGGGCGGGCTGCGATTTCTTGGGCCAGCCGGCGGCGTGGAACGCGCTGACCACTCCGGTAGTAGCGGGCAGCATCTTGGCGGGGGTGGCCTCGCTCGGGAGGTAGTGCGCGAACTCGGGGAGAAGATCGGCCAGGGCCTTCACGGTGGTCACGCTGTAGGCGCACCCGCGAAGCTGTTCCTCCAGCGCCTCGCGCTTCCTGTCCTGGTCCTGCAGTTTCTTCTCCATCTCCACCAGCTTGGCCCACAGCTTCGAGTCGGTCTTCAGGTGGTAGTAGTCCGGGGCGAAGGTATAGGGACACTTCAGGTTCCCAGGCATGTAGAGAGATTTTCGTTCCAGCCACGGCTCGGCCTTCGTCAGATCGACGCCCGGGAAGATGGCCGCCATCTGCGAGGAAATCCAGTCCTTGGCCAATTCCGTCGCCTGCGCCTGGTAGTCCACCTTGGGGACATCGGACATGGCGGCCTTGATGAAGGCATCGCGGATCGAATTAGTGAGTTTCATGTGAGTCCTTTCGATGGGTGCCGGTGGTTCCGGCGAGTGGACATTCACGGATTGATGGGGCTGGGGATGCCTCCCGCATCTGGACATCAGCCTTTCGGCTGGATGATGGTGATGGGCTTGCCGCAGCCGGGGCAGAACCGGTAATCGTTCTCGGCGGGGGATCCCTCGATGAAGACGTAGCACTCCCCGCAGGACGTTTGCCAGTTGCCGTCATCGTCCTCCCGCCAGCCGCAGGCGTAGACATCCGGGGGTTCCGGTGGCGCTTCCATGCGCTCTCGGGTCTGCTGGTTGGCGAGGGCGAGGATTTCGAGCTGCCAGGGTTTCTCGGGTTCAGACATGGGGTTCCTTATCTTGGACAAGAGCCTATTCGGCGGGTTCGTAGGTGGCAGCGAAGATTTCCGGCTTGCAGGGGTAAAACTCCCCGGCGACGCCCTGGATGATCCAGTCGCCAACAGAGGCTTGGTGTGTTCCCTCCAACGTCCTGACCGCCATCCGGGGGGCATCCGTGGTCCCAAGGGCAAAGGCGTTGCCGCCGTTCCCGTTGACCCAGGCAAGGATGGACTCTCCCGCGTGGTGATCCGTGAATTGGAGGGCTTCGATGGTGACGGGCTTCTTACGGAATTTCACGGGAGTCCCTTTCTTGGGGTCCAGGGCGATCCTGGACATGCTCAGGTCGTGGCCTGGGTGGGGTTCTCAGCGCGGAATTTCTCCACCTGGGCCAGAGCGGCAGCGCGGGCGAATTCAAACGCCCGGACTCTCCGCTCGCATTTCTCGGAGCCATCGTCGGGAAACTCGTTGACATTGCTGGCCCGAATCCCGATCTGGTCCCACTCCGCGAGGGTGTGCCAGAGGCAGCCCATGCGGACCCAGGGGACGCCGTCCTCCGTCACAAACGCGTAGCATACGTAGGAATAGAGATCAGCGAACACCTCCAGGGAATGAATTTTCAGGTCGGCCCCGCCCAGGTCGGCCCCGCGCAGGTCGGCCCCGCGCAGGTCGGCCCCGCGCAGGTCGGCCCCGAGCAGGTCGGCCCCGCGCAGGTCGGCCCCGCGCAGGTCGGCCCCGCGCAGGTCGGCCCCGAGCAGGTCGGCCCCGAGCAGGTCGGCCCAGCTCAGGTCGGCCCGGCGCAGGTCGGCCCAGCTCAGGTCGGCCCGGCGCAGGTCGGCCCCGCGCAGGTCGGCCCGGCGCAGGTCGGCCCGGCGCAGGTCGGCCCGGCGCAGGTCGGCCCGGCTCCCGCCTTTCTGGTCCAGGATCCACATCTTGTGGGCATCCAGCGTGGCCTTAAGATCATCAGGGGTGTAGCGTTTCATTTTGGATCCAGATGAGTGCTGAGGTTCCGGCGAGTGGATAGTCACAGACGAAGGGCGATCAGGGCGATTCTGGATTCCTCCGAATCGCGCAGGTTGGAAATCCGCTCCAGCGCCTCCCGGTAGCCGTTCCGCTCATCCAGCACATGGGACCAGGAGGCAGCGACAAGGGTGGCTCCATTGACCCTGTCCATCTGGTCCAACACCAGTTTGTTCTCGGCGTTGTCAGCCACACGTAGGACCACGGTGAGGTATTTCGTCATGGTTCACCTTTCTGGACAGGTGGTGGAGATCCCGGACAAGATCAGACTGTGGCCAGGGCGGGATGCTCGGCGTGGTGGTTGAAACGCACTTCAGGGCGCAGCGCAGAGCCAAAGTCCATCCCCATCGCCTGCCGCCGGCCTTGACCGGCGTGTCCCCGCTTGCGGTTGGCACAACCCCCGACCAGTTTGGACAGAGTTTGACTCGCGGGTGAACGATGCGATGCATGACGAGATGCCATGTGGGGAAAGGATGGGAATTCATCTACGGGAGGACCAGTACAGCGCCATCAGCAGGGCTTCGGCCCGGCCATCATCCTTGACGCGTTTGAGCCGGGGATCGAGGTGGGGGAACAGCTGACTGGCCAGCATCCGGGCCCGGGACTTATTCGCTTCCGGGGTCTCATCAGCCCATCGCTGCAGGCCCATCCGCGGCTTCCACACACTGGGCGCCACTAGGCTGAAGTCGATGCTGTGACTCACCAACACGCCCCGCAGGATCCCGGCGCCTAGGCCAAAATTGAAGGCGCCGGCCTGGCGCGGCAGACTGTGGACGTTCTCGATCACGGCGGTGAAACCTGGGTAAGTGTGGCAAAGCGTTGCGATGGTCTGCACCAACATGGGGATGTCGATCTGCCCATCTAGGACCGGGATGTCGTACACCTCAGCTGCGGATGGATGGACTGGGTCGTAAATGGCTAGGGCGCCACCTAATCCCGGGTCAATGCCAAGGAGGGTTGTGCTACTCATAGATGTCTCCGGTTCGGGGATCCGGGCAAACGGGCTCGTAATTGATACGCTCGGGGATCCAATCTTGAGGAGTGAGCACGATCCCACAAATGCGGGCGGCCCGGGTCACGCGTTCCACCGCGATATTAGGGACGATGCCGTCCGTCCCAAGGGGACGGTGGTACTGCCACCGATACAGGGTGCTTCGGTTTATGCCTGCGGACTTGGCCATAGCTGCCTCACCGCCAAACTTAGCGATGATCTTGGCTGCCTGGTTGTAGGTTGGGCGTACGGCTTCGCTAATGTTGCGGGCAGGTCCGGAATGCGTTCGGGGTGGCGTTGGTTCTCTCATGGGGCAATGTTGCGTCCTTCGCAACAAGATTGCAAGCCAAAAACTTAAAATTTTATCTAAACGGGCTAAACTTAAGTTGCGCGCTCCGCAACAATACCTACCTTTATCACTGCCGGCAGACCAACAGACGCCGGTTAAATACAATTCTAAACCATACCCTGGGGGGTGATTATGAACGCTACCGCAATTGACAGTGAGTGGTTCCACCGCAAGGCGAAGGACAACCACCTGACCACGCGCCGACTAGGTGAGCTGCTTGGGCTCAACTACTCAGCCGTTTCGCGTATGTTCAATGGGAAGCAGGGTATCCGGGCGCAGGAAGCGGCCGAGCTGGCCCGGCATTTCCTGGTCCCGGTTGAGGAGGTGATGCAGCGCGCTGGTATCGAGGTGCTGCATTCCGTTTGCGATGGCGTGGCCGTCGCCGGCTGGTTTGACGGCCAAGGTTTGGGGCATGGGCCTGAGGGATTGCTTGGGCCGGGGAAGATCGAGGACGTGCCCCAGTCCATTCCTAGCAAGGCTAATGCCTATCACGGGCAGGGCGGACTGTCGGATGGGTGCTATTTCCTGGTGGATGAGGCGGACGACCGGCCTGGCGTTCTGGCCGAAGCAGTGGGCCGACTCTGCGTGGTGCGGATGCGGGGGGAAGCTGGGTGCCGTTTGCGATGGCTTGGCCGGGGCTACAAGGCGGGGGAATGGTCGCTGGTGTCCTTCGATGGCTCGATCAAGGAACCGGGGCGCCTGGTGTCAGCCACACCCGTTCTTTGGGTCCGTCAATAAGCAGACTTAGCGTAAAAGCTTTGCGATGGGTTACATCCACGTCATCGTGGCGCAGGGATCGTGGACCGGGATCATGCGCTCCACCAAGGGGTTCCAGTAGTGGAGCACACCAGCTAGACGATAGGCGCGGTAGATCGGGCCAGCCTGGCGGAATTGGATCCGGCCTATCTGAACTGGGGATTGGGGCACGGCGTAACTCCTAGCGGAAAAGGTCCGGAATGCCCTGGGCGATCCCGAGAGCGATGGACAGGTAAATGAGGATGCAGATGAGTCGATGTCGGTTCATTTGGGATTACCTGACGCAATTCTACGTGTTCTAGGAGGTTCCAGGATCAAAATTTGGACGTTTCCCTTATTTTTCAACGTGTTCCATCATTTCCGCGATTTGCAGGGAAAATCCCCCGGGGAAAACGGGCGCGGCTGGGAAAGATTTTTGGGGGGCTAGTCTCCACAGAGCGGGGAGAGTCGCTAGGCTAAATCCTATTACTAACTCTATCTTTCTATAGAATAAATAGAATAGTAGAGTAAGGTATATGTTGTATAGGGATTTTGATTCTACGATAATTCTAGGTTCCGGGATTGATGGGGGTCGGGGGCAGAAAACGCGACGGGATCCGAGGTTAATAAATCCGCCGAGATAGGTTTTCCGCCGAAAGTTTCGTAGACGACTAAGCTAAAATTCTTATGGCCGATGGTTGGGCGCGCGGTTCCCAGTTCACAGATTAGTTTGTTAACACGGTCACAGGTGGTGGGGGTTGGCCAGCGTTTGCAGACGGCCATGCTGATTCTGAACACATCACCCTCACGGTAGAAAATCACATTCCCATGGAGTGTGACGGTTCCGTGTTCGTGGCTGTAGGCGGTGTTCCCTGCTGTGAGGGATTTGCCGGCGCGGATGGCACGGGCGATGTCGCGCGTGATTTTGCGCATAGTTGACTCCTTTGGTTGAGTTACACCCCAAAAGGCCCTCTCGGGCCGAATGGGGGTGCGCGGGGTTAGCTAAGAATGTCTTTGATCGCTTCCCGAACATTAGGCATGGTGTAGCGGGCTCCGTCGGGGGTATTGGTTTCCCCGACAGCGTTGAGGAACCACTCAGCCGCCTCGGTCGCTGTCTTGTGGCACTTCATGGCTTGGAGTGCCAGGTTGTAAATGACTTTGTCGTTGTTAATCCAAAGGGACACATTCCAGTAGTCCCAGTTTTTGTGGCCGTTGTAAGTGGTCATAGTTGACTCCTTTTGTCAGTCTTTGGTTCGTTTGCAGTGGCAGATTTGGGTGTTGTCTCCGTATCGAACGCCATGCCAAGTTTTACCGTCGGGACCATAAAACCAAACGTCATAGCGACGGTCAGCCATGTTATGGCGCCCGTACTTGACGAGATTGGAGTGGAATTTGAGAGTGCCCGGCCAATTGCTGATGGTGGCTGAAATGTATCGCTCGCCTAACCAGCCCCGTTTCCCATAATCCGCGATGGTCAGATATAAGGTTGCACGTCCGGTTTTGATCATGCTGTCCCGGTCAAGAATGGCGCAGCATTCGTAACAGACTTTGGATTCGTCCGCTAAGACTGCATAGCCAGTCCCACCTTCGGACTGTTCAGCCTTGATCAGTCCACAGATGCTGCATTTGAATTCGCTGGTCATGTCATTTTACTTTCAGTTTGCGTAATTGGAGAGAATATCCGCGACGGCTTCGACCTCGGTCTGGAATGGTCCGAACCAGTTGGTGCAATCCAGGTAACCGGGAGCGGACAGCCGGGAGTAGAAACCGCATTCGTCAGTTTCCAAATCAGCCAGGATCTCCGTGTCGTCGATGTATTCGACGTCGATGAGCATGAAGCCCGCGTTCAATTCCCCGATTGCTGAGATAACTTCGTCGCATGTCCAGCCAAGGATGGCGGCGATAGCTTGGATTTGTTCATAGGTCAGCATGGGATCACCTCTGCTCTAGTTCGGCCTGGTCGGCCTGGGTTGCGGCCGGTTCGGTCTCGGCCAGCTGCTGTAACTCTGACTTGCGCGGTTGGCAACTAATGGATAGCGCGATGCTGGCGCCGAGGGCACAGAAGAGAATGAAACGAGTGGCCATGTGGGTCTCCGTGGGGTCTTGGTGTAGGTATAGGTTAGGGCGATGTTGCGTAGGATGCAACATTAATTTGTGTGATTTTCGTCACATGCTGATTTCAGGCCAACATTGACATGATGAGGTGCACCAATGGGAACCGATGAGCTGACGATTAGTAAGGTGAAAGCGGTAATCGAGCGGGTTGCAAGTGGTGAATTGATCCAGGACGCTTTACAGATCGTCGGTTTATCCGCCACAATGTTTTACAAAACGAAAGCAAGAGTGCGAGAGCTGCAGGGCCTATATGCGCAGGCACAGGAAGATCGGACCGACTTGGTTGCTGATGAGATCGTAAAGATTGCAGACGATCCACTTATCGATCCTATGCGGGCTAAGAATATGGTGGATACCCGCAAATGGCGCTCGTCCAAACAGAATTCCCGGGTGTATGGCGACCGTGTTGAGTTGTCCATTCAGCAGTCCATCAGTATCACGGATGCACTGAGCGAGGCGCGTGCTAGAGTCGCATGTGCCGCTATGCAACCCATCATCGAGGCCCAGGTTCTGCCTACCCTAGCCGACCAGGCGACTGATCCCACACCTGATATCTATAGCTGACTCATAAAATTAGCGCCGATAATGTGATTCTCAATCGCAATATGCTTATGAATGTAGTGATAGCGCACATCTACGTTATGAATCAAGGTTACATAATACGCGTTATCGCAAGCTGCTGTCTCAATGCGCGCTATTGATTGCACTTACAGCATAGGTGCATTCTCAACGAGCGCAAGAGGGATAGGGGTCCCACGCGCCAGACCGGGGGGTGGGGGCCGGGGGTGGGGCCGACCGAAGCCGCGCGAGTTTCCCCCGGGCGTTGGAGCAGCCGCACTTTTAATTTTTAAAAATATTTTAATTTTGTTGCGACAATCCCAAATGGAGTTTATCGATGCCCGCTTCCCAGCCCATCTACGACGCCAGGTCCGAGCAAAGTCTCATGACCGAGTTGTGGTCGCCAGAGATCGCGGACGACCCCCGTGCCTTCGTCAGGTTTGTCTATCCCTGGGGCAAGGCCAACACCCCCTTGGTGGGCCGGCTAGGACCCCGCAATTGGCAGGATGAGGACCTGAAGGAGATCGCGGACTACATCCGGGCCGCCCGGTTGCACAAGCAGCTGGACAACGTGCTGCCAGATATGTTTCGGAAAGCGGATGCATCTGGCCGCGGCATTGGTAAGTCAGCCGAGTTCTCCTGGATCGCACACTGGTTGGCCAGCACCCGGATCGGGGGCTCGGTGTGGGTGACGGCCAACGGCGAGCCGCAGCTCAAGACGAAGACGTTCCCTGAGATATCCAAGTGGGTGGGCATGGGGATCAATTCCCATTGGTTCGACATCAACGCCACCTCGATCATTCCGGCCAAGTGGCTGGCCGAGCTGGTGCAGCGGGATCTGAAGATTGACCCGAAGTATTGGTATATCGCGGCTCAGCTGTGGTCGGAGGAGAATCCAGACGCCTTCGCCGGCGCCCACAACGCCTATGGCGAGTGCTACCTGTTCGATGAGGCCAGCGGAATCCCCAGGCCCATCTGGACGGTGGCGCAGGGCGTGTTCACTGAGGAGATTGTGGACCGCTACTGGCTGGCGTATTCCAACCCGCGGCGCAATGACGGGGCGTTCTTTGAGTGTTTTCATAAGAACCGCGACCAGTGGCGCACCCGGCAGATTAATGCGCTGGAGGTGGAGGGGATCGCCCACGACGCCCACCAGGCGATCATCAAGGAGCATGGGGAGGACAGTGATGAGGCCCGGGTGGAGGTCTACGGGCTGTTCCCGAACCAGGCGGTAAAGCAGTTCATTCCCCACAACCTGGTGGCGGATGCGGTGAACCGGATGGTCTACCCGGATCCAGGCTCGCCGCTGCTGCTGGGGGTGGACGTGGCGCGCGGGGACCGGGACTCGACGGTGTTGGCGTTCCGTAAAGGAAGGGATGCCAGGAGCCTGCAATGGATCAAACTGAAGAACCGCGACCTTGTCACAACGGCAAACCAGGTGGCGGAAGCGGCTACGAAGTGGAAAGTGGACGCCATCTTCGTGGACGGCAACGGGGTGGGCGGGGGCGTGGTGGACATCCTGAAGTCCTGGCGGTTCCGGGTTATTGAGGTGCAGGCTGGTGGAAGTCCAAACGATGACAATAAATACATGAACAAGCGGGCCGAGATGTGGGGGTTGATGAAGGAGTGGTTAGGGACCGGGGCCATCCCTGACGACCCTATTCTGAAGTCGGACCTGACTGGACCCGAGTTCGAATACCACCCGGTCACCAACAAGATCGTGTTGGAAAATAAGGAACACATGCGGGACAAGCGTGGGCTTGCTAGTCCGGACTGCGGGGATGCGTTGGCCATGACCTTCGCACAGACGGTGGCGCGGACCGACGTCAAGTCCGGCCGGTCGGCGGAAGGCCGGGGCCGGGTAGCAGCCGATGTCGATTACCAAATGTTTTCTTGATGGTTTGTTGTTGTGATAAGCTCACACCGTTGACGAAGTGCCAAAGATGTGGGGGTCGTCGTGGGCGGAATGTTCAGCAACATGTCGGCAAAGGCTGTCTATAATCCGCTTGGCACGGCCAACCCACTCAAGTCGGTGCTGGACCCCATGGGCATGTTCAGCTCCCCGGCCAGCCCCGCGGCTCCCGTCACCCCGCCGCCGGCGCCGACGGTGGACAACAGCCAGGGCGCCCTCGACGTTGCGGCGCAACAGCAGGCGCAGGCATCGGCCCGGGGCCGCAGCGCGACCCTGCTGACGGCTGGTGGTGGGCTTAGCAACCTCGGGTCCACCTCCAAGACGCTGCTGGGGCAGTGACATGGCCGTCGATCCCAATGAAGCCGTCGTCTGTGAGATCCTGAGGGAGTTCGACTGGACGGCTGCGCGCCGGGGGATATGGGAGCAGCACTGGGAGCAGGTGAGCCGGAAGGTGCTGCCCTACTACTCGACCAGTTTCTACAGCCAGGGGAACATCGTCCCCGGTCAGAAGCGGGCGCAGGAGCAGTTCGACGTCACGGCCAACTCCGCTCTGTGGAAGGGCTCGGCCGCCATGGAGTCGATGCTGACGCCGGCCAACGGAAAATGGCACCGGCTGCGGCCCACCGATCCCGTTCTCAAGCGGAACCGTTCGGTCATGACCTGGTTCGACCTGGGCAACGACGCGCTGTTCCACTACCGATACAGCCCACACAGTGGGTTCCAGGCGCAGCAGCACGATGGCTACGTCAGCTTGTTCGCCTTCGGCACCAGCTGCCTGTTCGTGGATGCCTTCCGGGATCCCACCCGGCCGGAGACCAGGGGGCTGCGTTACCGGCAGGTTCACCTCGGGGAACTGTTCTTCGCCGAGAACCATCAGGGCCAGGTGGACAAGGTCTACCGCCGGTTCAAGATGACGCTGCGCCAGATCGCACAGAAGTGGGGCGAGACCGCGATGCCAGAGGACCTGAAGTCCAGGCTCAAGGACAAGCCTGAGGAGGAGATGTTCATCATCCACTGCGTCAAACCCAATGCCGACTATGTGCCGGGCCGGTTGGATGCCAAGGGGATGCGCTTCTCCAGTCACTACATCCTCAGGGACAAGCGGCACCTGCTGGAGGTGGGGGGATACCGCTCTTTCCCCTATGCCGTGGGCCGCTACATCACCGCCCCGGGCGAACTGTATGGCCGGTCCCCGGCGATGAATGTACTCCCCAGCATCAATGTCCTGAACGAGGAAAAGAAGATTCTGTTGAAGCAGGGCCACCGCACGGTGGACCCGATCCTGCTGGTGCATGACGATGGGATCCTGGATGGCTTCAGCCTGAAGCCGGGGGCGCTGAACAGTGGCGCCGTCAACGCCGATGGCCGGCCGCTGGTCCACACCCTTCCCACCGGTAACGTCGCCGTCGGCAAGGAGATGATGGACGACGAGCGCCTGGCGATCAACGACGCCTTCCTGGTGACGTTGTTCCAGATCCTGATCGAGACTCCACAGATGACCGCGACTGAGGTGCTGGAGCGGGCCCGGGAGAAGGGAGCGCTACTTAGCCCAACCATGGGCCGGTTCCAGTCCGAGAGTCTAGGGCCTATGATCGAGCGCGAATTCGATCTGCTGGTGACGCAGGGGCTGATCCCACCCCCACCGCAGCTGCTGATCGACGCCAGGGCCGAATACAAGGTGGAGTATGACGCCCCGTTGAACCGGGCCATGCGCGCCGAGGAAGCGTCCGGCATCATGCGCACCGCCCAGTGGGCCGGCGAGATCGTCAGCCTGACCCAGGACCCGAGCCCCATGGACGTGTTCGACTGGGACGTCATCCTTCCGGACCTGGCCGACATCAACGGCGCACCGTTCAAGTATCTGCGGTCCGAGGAGGCGGTGGCCCAGCTGCGGCAGACCCGGCAACAGGACAAGGCCGCGGCCCAGGTCACCCAGGCGCTTCCGGGGATGGCCGCCATGGCCAAGGCCGCTTCGCCGCAAGGCACCTCAACTAGTCAGGGGCAGCCCGGATGAAACTGCTGGAGCAGGCCCGCGACTTCATCAGCCGGCGCCGAAACGCCTACTGCAAGACGTTCGACGACCGGAGCATCTACGCACAGCAGGTTCTGCGCGATCTTGAGCGGTTCTGCCGGGCAAATGAATCCACCTTCCACCCGGATCCCCGGGTGGCGGCCACGCTCGACGGCCGGCGGGAGGTGTGGCTGCGGATCCAGTCCCAGCTAAACCTGTCCGACGAGCAGCTGTGGGCGCTGCACGCCCCGGCGCCGGTATCCCCAATCTCCAAGAGGAGTGACGACGATGAGTGATCCTGCAGCCCCCGGCGCCGCCGGACAAGGCTCTGCTGCTGTTCTTGCCGGCGCCGCGCCGGTTGCTGTCTCCGCTGCGCCCCCAGCCGGCGGTGCCCAGGCATCGGTCATCGCGCCGGGTGCCGGCGCCGCAGCTCCTGGTGCGGCACCAGCGGCAGCGGCCGCAGCTCCGGCATTCTCCTGGCTGCCATCGGCTGATGAAGCCACGGTTGGGTACCTGCAGAACAAGGGCTGGAAGGAACCAACCGATATCCTCAATGCCTACCGCGGCGCTGAGAAGTTCATCAGCGCGCCCATTGAGCAGCGGGTGGTGGTGCCGGGCCCCGACGCTAAGCCTGAAGAAATGGCCGCCTTCTACAATCGCCTGGGCCGCCCAGCGGACCCGGCCGGCTACAAGCTGGCGGTCCCCGAGGGGGCGCCCAAGGAGTTCTCCACCGCGGCCGCAGCCAAGATGCATGAGCTTGGGATAACCCAGAAGCAGGGTGAAGCGCTCGGCGCCTGGTGGAACGAGCAGGCCAATTCGACCCAGGCGTCCATGAAGCAGCAGACGCAGGCCAACTTCGACGCGGACGCGGCCGCGCTCAAGACGGAGTGGGGCGTCGCCTTCCAGCAGAACGTGGTGCAAGCGCAGACTGCGGCTCGATCCCTGGGCCTGGACGCGGTTGCCCTAGACAAGCTGGACCTGGCCCTGGGACACAAGGGCGTCATGTCCCTGCTTCAGAAGATCGGGTCCAAGACGTCGCTGGGTGAAGCCGATTTCGTGGGGGGCAACGGCTCCCAGCCGTTCGGTCACGCGCTCAGCCCCGCCCAGGCCAAGGACCGGATTCAGGAACTGACGCGGGACAAAGCCTTTGGGGCCCGTTACATCGCCCACGATGCCGCCGCGGTAGCCGAGATGAAGCAGCTGCATGAATTCGCCTACCCGACGGAGGGCGCATGACCGCCGAGGAGATGCGCCTGAGGTGTGTGGAACTGGCGATTCCCCAGGCTCAGAGGGAAGGCCACGGCGCCAACCGAAATAAAATTGCTGAAATCGCAACGTGGTTCTACAATTTCACCATCAACGGGGAGGAGGACAAGGGCGTGAAGCCCTCACCTAAGACCCCGGGCAAGACCAAAGCGGACAAGGTTCCTCCCATCTTCGAGTAATCCCCGCGCTGATTTGACGTGTGGGCCCCTCTTCGGAGGACAAGCCGAAGGAAGTGACATTGGTCACAACTTTCTGTTTTTCATCCGTGGAGGAGCGCCGTGAGCGTCCAAATTACCACCGCATTCGTGCAGCAGTACAGCACCAATATCGCGTTCCTGCTTCAGCAGCAGGGTTCGCGCCTTCGGAGCGCCGTCACCGAGCAGGCGTTCACCGGCAAGGCCGCGACCTTCGTGGAGCAGTTCGGCAGCGTGACCCCGGTCAAGAACCTGGCGCGCAACTCCGATACCCCGGTCAGCGACGTCCCGCAGGATCGGCGTTGGGTCTACCCGCTCGACTACGACTGGGCCACCCTGATCGACCAGCAGGACCGCCTGCGGCTCCTGATCGATCCGGCCGGCCCCTACACCACCGCCGGCATGATGGCGATGGGCCGGGCGCAGGATGACGCGATCATCGACGGCTTCTTCAACAACAACTACACCGGCGAGACCGGCACCACCAACGTCGGGCACTTGGCCGCTTACGGCTCGGCCTCCCAGGTGGTTCCCATCGGCACCGGCAGCACCGCGGCCACCGGCCTGAACGTCGCCAAGCTTCGGTATGCCAAGCGGTTGCTGATGGCGGCCGAGGTGGACGACAGCGAGCAGTTCTACATCGCCATTACTGCTCTGCAGCATGACAACATGCTGAACGAGATCCAGGCGACGTCGATGGAGTTCCAGGACAAGCCGGTTCTCCTGGACGGCAAGATCACTCGCTTCATGGGGTTCAACTTCATCCACAGCGAGCGGATCCCGGGTGGCGCCAGTTACGCCGGCACCCTGGTCGCCGGGACCGAAGTGACCAGCGCGAACTACCTGGTTCCCTGCTGGGCCAAGTCCGGCATGGCGCTGGGCATGTGGAACGACATCGTGGCGGCCGTCGATCTGCGGGCCGACAAGCGCCGGTCCTGGCAGGTCTACGTCACCGGCACCTTCGGTGGCACTCGGCTGGAAGAGAAGCGCAACGTCATCATCCCCTGCACCTAGTTGATTGACGGGAACCCGGGCGCCAGGTCCGGGTTCCCGCTCCTTCTGCCCCCCTTCCTTCGGAGACCCCCATGAGCATCTGGTATTCCAACGAACTGACCGGCATCGACAGCAACCCGTCGGTCAAGGCCAACGTCAGCGCGGGCGCTGGCGGCCAGCTTCGACGCTACCGCGCCACCATCCCCATGACCAACCCGGCCATCGCCAGCGGCGACACCGTGCACCTTTGCCGGCTGCCGGCGGGGTCCATGTTCGCCTTCGGCCTGATCAATGCCTCGGCCACCATGGGCGCTTCCGCTACCCTGGCCATCGGCATCGCCGGCAACACCGGTAAGTACCGGGCCGCGGCCACCTTCACCTCCGGGGACACCCCGACTCTGTTCGGGCTCAACGCCAACGTGGCGATGGACCCTTACACCGCCGAGGAGGACATCATCCTCACCATCGCCGCGGCTGCGCTTCCCACCACCGGGAAGCTGGTCATCGACATCTTCGCCAACGCGGTCTAGTCCCCCCAGGCGGTTCATCGTCCGGCCCCGGCTCCCTGTGGAGCCGGGCTTTCAGGAGAAGCCAGATGACCAAATACTTCGTCGGTTGCAACAACGTCCAGGGTGTGGTGGACAGCGGCGTCACCATCGCAACCAGCACACAGACCAAGGCCATCGAGGTCAACATCGATGGCGCGCAAGTCACGGATAAGGCGACAGCGCTGCTTCTCCTTGAGAAGTTGGAGTATGCCATCGCCGCCGGCACCTGGCCGCTGGTGTAAGCCATGGCGGTCCTATACATCACCGAATTCGCATCCCAAGGCCAGGACGCCAGGGGCTGGAAGATGGTCGTCGCTGACCAGCCGCCGGCGGCCGAGCAGACCGTGGCCATTGGCGCCAGCTCTGTCCAGTCCAGCGCCTTCAACGCGCTGACCAAGTTCGTGCGGGTCAGCACCGACGCCGTCTGCAGCATCGAGTTCGGGACCAATCCGACAGCGACGGCGGTCAATATGCGCATGGCGGCCAACACCGCCGAGTATTTCTCCGTTCCCATCGGCGCCTCCTACAAGGTGGCCGTGATCCAGAACACTTAGGAGGCGGGTCATGCTGCCAGCCGTAATCGCGCCCCCGCCTGCCGTCATCAACCAGCTGGTGGACTTGATCGCGTTCGTTCGGAACATCGATCTGGTCAGTCAGCTGATCTCCGATCTGCAGGCCGCAGTGGCGGCGAACATCGCCACCGAGCAGGCCGCGGCGGAAGCCACAGCGCAGGCGAATACGCAGGCCGAGTCCCTGGCCACCCGGGAGGCCGACCTGGCTGCCCGGGAGGCTGCCTTTGAGGAGACGCGCACGGCCACCGAGGCCAAGGCGCAGACCCTGGCCGAGTCCGAGTCGAACCTGCAGGCGGCCTACGTCAACCTGGCCTCCCGCACCGCCGAGTTCGAAACCCAGGCCGCGGACCGGACCCGGGCCCTGGAGGTTGCCGAAGCGCAGCTGCAGCAGGCTCAGGCCGCGATCCAGGCGGACCAGGACGCTGCCACCCAGGCCAAGGAAGCGGCCGTCGCCAAACTCAACGCGGTTCGCGCCGCGGTGGAGGGCTAGATGGCCATAACCTACAACAGCACCCTCAAGGCTGACCGGATGACGGCGATCATCACCCGGCTGGACGCCCAGTCCGGCAACGCCATCTTGAAGATCGGCACGTCCGGCATGAGCACCCTCCTGGCGTCCATCACGCTGGCCAAGCCAAGCGCCACCGTCAGCGGCGGCGTGCTCACCTTCGCGGGCCTGCCCAAGAGCGCGACCGCGACCGGCGCCGGCACCGCGGCAGCCGCTACCCTGTGCGACTCGGCCGGAACCGTCTGGATCGACGGTCTGACCGTTGGCACCAGCGGGACCAACGTCATCATCGACAACGCCAGCATCGCCGTGAGCCAGACCGTCAACTTCAACGCCACCAGCACGATCACCCACGCGTAGGGTGGCCTGATGGCCGCCGCTTATAAGAATTCTTACTCATCGAATACGAGTAAGGTTGTTTCGTCGGTAGCAGTATCGGTGGGCGACTTAATCGTCGTTGGGTACGGGTCTGTAGCCGCTGTAAATACCGGGATAACCGTTGCCGATTCTGACGGAAATACTTATAACAGGGCAACCTACGTCGATTCAAGCAATAACGCAGCGTGGTCTGGATACATCTACTATGCGGTTGCGAAATCCAACGCCACCCTGACGATTACCGTTACCGACAGTACCAGCAACAGTCCGGCTACGTATGTGCATGTTGCGACGGGGTGTTTGGCTACCCTGGCGAGTGTGCTGGACGTTGCTGGAGGGGTGTCGGAATCAACCCGGGTAACCTCCCATACTGGTCCGTCGATCACTACTACCCAGGGTGGGGATTACCTTTTTTCCTTCTGGAATAACCATGATTCCGGGGGGACGATTACCAGCACTTCCGGATTCACTATCCGAAATAGCAACTACACCAGCCAATACGCTGCCAGTATGGACCTGGTTGCGGGTGCGGCTGGGGCTTACGGATCGAACGGGACAACTGGGTCCACTAGCACTACCGAAACCATTGTTACAGCTGCATTTAAGCCAGCGGCCACAACGTCGAATGCCACTCTGGCTTTCACTGAGGCGCCTGACGTCCCATCATTGGCTGCGGCAGTCGGTCTGAATGCTGCGCTAGCCTTCACCGAGGGCGCCGACGTCCTGGCCCTGGCCGCCTCGGTAGCGCTCAACACGACGCTGGCGCTCACCGAGGGCGCCGACGTCCTGGCCCTGGCCGCGACCGCGCCGGCGGGAAATGTCCTGGTGTTCACTGAGGGTCTGGATGCGTTCAGCCTGCAGGTCACTGTGTCGCCTTTGGCTGCCCGGGGCTCCAACTTGGTGTTTTCTGAGGGCGCCGATGTTCTGGCCCTGGCCGCGACTGCGCCGGCAGGTGTCGTCTTGGCCTTCACCGAGGGCGCCGATGTTCTGGCCCTGGCCGCGACCGCGCCGGCGGGCAGCGCCCTTGCCTTCACTGAGGGCGCCGACATTGTGGCTGGGACCGTGGTGGTTGCTGCCGGTGCCATTCTGGCGTTCACCGAAGGCTCCGACATTGTGGCTGGGACCGTGGTGGTTGCTGTCGGTTCCGTTCTGGTGTTCACCGAAGGCTCCGACATCGTCCTGCTTTGGACCGACGGGGGCAGCCCGGTTGATGCTAATATCACAACGGTGGGCATGATGTGCAACATGGGCACGCTACTGCTGAGGAGTTGAAATGGCCCAGTCTCAAACGGATTGTTGCAACTCCTGCCTCCAGCGTCTGGGGGCGGCCTCCATCAACGCCATCACCGACAATACCCGGGAAGCCCGGCAGTGCGCCATCGCTTACGACAGCAACCGGAGGTCTGAGCTGCGCAAGCATCAGTGGAACTTCTCCGTCAAGCGTTCGGTTCTCGCCCCGGATACCGACGCCCCCGCCTTCGGCGTCACCTACCAGTTTTCGCTCCCCATCGATTGCATCCGGGTTCTACTGCCGAACGATTCGAATTTGGATTGGGTGGTGGAGGGGCGCAAGATTCTGTCATCCACAAGCTCGGTTCTGAATTTGCGGTATGTCTCAGACGTCACCGACGTGACCCAGTGGGATCCTACGTTCTACGACCTGGTCAGCATCAGCATGGCCATCGACCTGTGCGAAGCGATCACCAACTCCACCAGCAAGAAGCAGGTTCTTTCCAGGGAATATGACCAGACTGTGCAGGAAGCCGCGCGGGTGAATGCCTTCGAGCAGATGGCCGAGGACGCCCCGGATGACGACCTGTGGCTGGTGAGGTATTGAGGTGGGCCGCGCAACCTGGACCCAATCGAATTTCAACTCCGGGGAATGGAGTCCGCTGGCCTATGGCCGGTTCGACATCGGGAAGTACGGCAACGGCCTCGGCACCTGCCAGAACTACCTGCCGACCCAGCAAGGTGGCTTGACCCGCCGGCCCGGTTTCCGGTATGTCTCGCCGGTCAAGAACAGTGCGGCTCCGCCCCGGCTGCAGGCTTTCCAGTTCAGCATCACCCAGGCATATATCCTGGAGTTCGGTGACAGCTACATCCGGGTCTACGTCAACGACGGCCAGCTGCTGAGCGGCGGGGTCGCCTATGAGATCGCCACCACTTACAATGCCACCGATGTGTGGCTGCTGAACTTCACCCAGTCGGCGGATACACTGTTTATTACCCACCCCAGCAAGCCCCCGCGGAAGCTCCAGCGCGCGGCGGCCACGACCTGGAACCTGACCGACTGCTCCTTCCTGGATGGCCCCTATCTGTCGGTGAACACCAGCTCAACCACGCTTACCCCAAGTCAAACCGCCGCGACCGGCGGGTCTGCCAGCTTCGCCACCAACGTCATGACCGTAACGGTGGCGCCTACCGCCGGCGCGATGTCCGTCGGGCATCAGGTGAAGGCCAACGGGGTCGTCGAAGGCACCACCATTGACGCTCTGCTGAGTGGGACCTTGGGTGCTATTGGGAGCACCTACCGGCTTTCCACTTCGCCTGGCACCATTTCCGCCGAGTCATTTTCCACCGTCACCCCCCTGGTAGGCGGATGGACGGTCACGGTCACGGCTAGCGCGGTGGCGGGAATTAACTCAGACGCCGGATTCCGGGCGAGTGACGTGGGCCGGAAACTCCGCATCAAGTGCGGGGGCGTCTGGCTATGGGGGAACATCCTGGCGGTGACGGATTCGACTCACGTCCAGTGGGGGATCCTGGCCACGTACAACAACCAGCTCCCGGTTACGGCCACTGCCACGGCCAATATTTCCGGCGGGTCCGTTTTTACCGTATCGATCGTCAACGGGGGCTCCGGGTACGGAGTCACACCGCCCACCGTCACCTTCTCCGGGGGCGGTGGGAGCGGCGCTGTCGCCTACGCACTGCTGACCAACGGAGTGGTTAGCAGCATCACCATGAGCGTCACCGGCACTGGCTACACCAGCGCGCCGACGGTGACGCTGTCGCCGCCGACGGGAGTGGTGGCATCGAGCACCACCTTCTGGCGCCTGGGCCTGTGGAACGCCACCGACGGCTACCCGTCTTGTGTCACCTTCCACCAGGACCGGCTGTGCTTTGCTGGAGCAGCCAACAGCCCCAGCCGAGTGGACTGCTCCAACACGGGTGATTACCTGAATTTCGCGCCGACCAACCAGGATGGTACGGTGGTGGACAGCAGCGCCCTGGGGCTCACGCTCAACTCGGGACTGGTGAATGCCATCAGTTGGCTGTCCTCGGATCAGTGGGGACTCATTATCGGCACCGCGGGCGACGAGTGGGTGATTTCGCCCTCATCTACCCAGCAGGCTATTACCCCAACTAACTTGAACGCTTTCCGGCTTTCAAATTACGGTTCCGCCGCTGTAGCGCCGCTGCGGGTGGGGCGGGCCAATCTGTTCGTTCAGCGGACCGGACGCAAGTTACGGGAGATGACCTATGACTTCATGGTCCAAACCTTCAAGGCGCTGGATATTTCGCTGATAGCCGAGCACCTGACCAAGAGCGGGCTGAAGCAGATGGCGCTGCAGCTCGCGCCCCAGCAGGTGGTGTGGATCGCTCGACAGGACGGCAACCTGACGGGCATGACCTATGACAAGGACCAGGAAATCTGCGGCTGGCACAGGCACATTTTGGGCGGGTTCTCCGACCTGGCGCAGACCGTTCCGCCCAAGATCATCAGCGTGGCCTCGATCCCGGATCCCACCATCACCCGCGACGAGGTGTGGGCGGTTGTGCAGCGGAGCGTCAACGGGCAGACCGTCTGCTCGGTCGAAGTGTCCTCGAAGTTGTGGGAAGACGGGGACGACCTGGCCGGCTGCAATTTCCTGGACTGCAGCGCCGGGCAAACGTTCGGCTCGCCGGTGACGACCGTCAACATCCCCTGGCTGGCGGGCCAGACTGTGGGCGTGCTAACCGATGGCGCCGTTCACCCCGAGGTGGTGGTGGCTTCCAATGGCGACGTGGCCCTGCAGTGGCAGGCGACGACCGTCCAGGTTGGGCTGCCCTACACCAGTTTGGCGCGAACCCTCAGCATCGAAGCCGGCGGCCAGGACGGCCCCGCCCAGGGCAAGCTGAAGCGGGTATTCCGCACCATCATCCGGTTCTTCCAGAGCATCGGCCTGAACATGGGCTCCAGCCTCGGGGACGGGGAAGTCGTTTCCCAAGCGTTCCGTTCCAGCGCCGACCTGATGAACCAGCCGGTGGGCTTGTTCAGCGGGGACAAGCGATGGAGCTATGAGGGCACCCAGGAGACCGCGGCCACCGTCTACTTCTCCACCAGCGACCCGCTGCCCAGCAACATCACGCTGCTGGTGGCCCAGCTCGAAACGGAGGATGGGCGATGAACGTAGTCCCCTTCAAGGCTGAGCACCTTATGGACCTGCAGCTCCAGCTAGCGCAGCAGGGCATCGCCCCTTTCATTTCGGCGGACTACGCCAAGGCCATCGAGGGCCCCTACGCCTTCACCGGCATGGTGGATGGCCGGGCCATCGCGGTGGGCTGGGTGGCCGAAATTTGGTCGGGGCGGGCCATGGCCTGCTCCCTGATCGATCAGCGCGCGGGGGCCCACTTCGTTGCCATCCACAAGGCCGCGCGCCGGGTCCTGGATTCGGTCCCCTGGCGCCGGGTGGAAGCGGATACCCCCTGTGGCTTCGAGCAGGGCCACCGGTGGCTGCGGATGCTTGGCTTTGAGTGCGAGGCCGAGCGGATGCGCACCTACCTGCCGGATGGCACGGACAGTGCCCTTTATGCGAGGGTTCGATAATGGCCGCCGCACCTCTTATCCTCCTGGGCGTGTCCGCCCTGATGTCGGCCTCGGGGTCGGTAAAGTCCGCTCAGGCCAGCGCCAACGCATCGAACTACAACGCCCAGGTTGCTGAGCAGAACCGGGCTATCTCTGCGTCCCAGGGGGAAGCCGCGTCCCAGCTGGAGACCCGGCAGGCCGAGAAGCAGATGGGCGCGGCTGTGGCCGGCTACGGAGCTTCCGGAGTCCAGATGTCGGAGGGCAGCCCGGCCGACGTGCTGTCGAACAATGCCCGAACGGCTACGCTGAACAATCTCACCACGAAATACAACTACACGCTGCAGGGGCTCGGCTATCAGAACCAGGCCGCGCTGGACCGATCCAACGCCAGCTACTCCAGCACGGCCGGCTATCTCAGTGCCCTGGGGTCCTTGACCGGCTCCGCGGCCCAGGCTTACCGCTATGGTTCCGGCGGCAGTGCAATTCCTTCTCTTGGGTGACCCATGGTAATGATCCCCACCGTTCAGGACAATGCGGCGCCGCAGGGGGGCATTCGGTCCCAGGCCAGCCCCAATGACTTCGGCGCGCAGCTCGGGGGCGCTGAGCAGAACTTGGCCCAGGGCGTCAGCGCTGCAGCCGGGGAAATGTTCCGGGTGGAGCAGGACCAAGGTCGCATCTGGGCCTACGACGCTGCGTCCAAGGCTTACACCGGGCTGAAGCAGACGCTGGACCAGCAGGTGAATTCCCTGGATCCTAATTCCCCCGACTTCACTGAGAAGGCGGGCCGGCTCACCCAGGACTTTACCGAGCAGGTGGACGCGCAAACCCAGCAGCTGATGGAGGCGGCGCCATCGCCTTCGGCGCGGAAGGTGCTGGCCAGCCACATGGCGATGAACAGCCGGGCCCTGCTCAACCAGGCCATGGCCGAGCAGTCCCGCGTCGCGGGTGAATACACCGCGAAGATGGTGAACGATGGCATCAAGTCAGATCAGGACGCCATCGCCGCTGATCCCAGCAACGAGAATTACGATCGCATCACACAGAGCCGCCAGGATAGCATCGGCGGTCTGCAGACCGTGGATCCCGTCGCCAAGATAAAGTGGACCGAGAATATGGGACATTCTCTGGCGGTAACCCAGGTGGGAGTGCTATCGGCCACGAATCCGTCCGGGTTTCTGGCTATTGTGCACGCCCAGGGCGGCCGGACCACGCTGAATGGCGCAACCCGGGGCGCGGTTCCCGGTGGCCCAGATGGTAAAGCGGCCCCGGCCGCCGCGCCGCCGGTGCAAACGCTGCCATCCACCCCGGGCGGCCCGCCGGCGCCGGACGCGGACAAGGCATTCAACCTGATCATCGACCATGAATCCCGGGGCCTGCAGATGGACCCTAAGACGGGGGCGCCCATCACCAACCCCGCCAGTGGCGCCACCGGCGCGGCACAGATCCTGCCCAAATACGGCCCCTATGCAGCCGAACTTGCGGGCATGACTTGGGACGAGAACCGATTCAAGACGGACAAGGCATACAACACGACCCTGGGTCGGGCCATGTTCGACTTCAATCTGAAGGAGTTCGACGGCGACATCGCCAAGGCGGTGGCTGCTTACAATGTGGGTCCCACCGGGTTGCGCAAGATCATGGCGAAGGCGGCCGCCGCCGGAACGCCGAACGACTGGCTGAAGTTCGCGCCGGCGGAAACCCGGGCCTACGTCCCGGCGGTCATGTCGAAGATGGGCGCGCAGCCGTCCCAGGTTCCAATCGCAACTTCGGCCATGGCCGCCCAGGACGCGCCGGCGCCAGTCCCTCAGGTGGAGGCGCTGACGGAGCAGGACATTGCCGGCGCCACGCCGGCCATTTCTGGCTGGGGCAAGCTGTCCTGGCAGGAGAAGGTCGCCGCGGTCCGGTCGGCTGAGGCGGCAATCGGCGGCTCCCTGGCGTCCGAGCGGGGCACCATGGAGCGGGAGCTGAAGGACTACCAGGGCTCGGTGCTGGCGGGGAAAGGCTACCCGGGTCAGGATGACACCCGTTTCGGCAAGGACAACCTGGTCCGGCTGTTCGGGCCGGACTTGGGGGGCCGGAAGTTTGATCAGCTCAGCTACACAAAGCAGGTTGGGGGGTTCATCGGACAAATGGCCCGAATGCCGGCGGCCCAGGCAGCGGGGTTGCTGAAGTCTCTGGAACCCCAGGGTGGCGCTGAGTTCTCCGCTAAGCAGCCGGTGTTCGGCCAGGCAGTCGAAGCGTTCCAGCGTCTGCAGGTCATGCGGAACAAGGACTTCGCGCAGTGGGCGGTGGAAAACCAGGTGGCTGGCGCTAAGCCAGTGGACTTCTCCAGCGTTCAGGGCTTCCAGGACTCCATTTCAGCTCGGATTCCGGTGGCCAACGCGGGCCGGACCGATTATCAGGCCGACGCCCACCTTCTCTCCAACGAGGAAGCCGGCCAACTTGGCACGCTAGTTAGCCGGCTGAATCCCCAGGACCAGATGGGGTACATCAAGGCGCTGCGGGTGGGTACCAAGAACAACGATGCATGGTTCAACGACGCGCTGACACAGATCGCGCCCAAGAACACCATGCTGGCCTATGCCGCCGGCGCGTCCATGCGTCCGGGTAGCGTTCAGACGGCCACCGGCCCACAGGACGGGGACAAGGTGGGGCAATACATCCTGGAGGGCGCGCACATTCTCCAGGGCAAGGACATCGACGATCCGAGCCACACCGGTCGGCCCATGGCGCTGGACGAGAATACCTTCCGCGCGGCTTTTTGGGATACCGTGGGCGCTGGGGCATTCTCCAGTCCCGACGCCCAGCGTAGCAGTGAAATGGCGGCCAACACCTACCAGGCGGTCAAGAATTACCTGGCGGCTGACATCTACCACCGAGGCAGCGATCCTCGACGGATCGACACTTCCTCTGTTCGCAACGCCATCAAGGCGGTAACCGGGGGCGTGGCCAGGGTGAGCAGCGGGGACCAGCTATTCCTGCCTTGGGGCATGGAGGAGAAGGCATTCCACCAGTCGTTCCCTCTGGCCGTGTCCACCGCGCTGGACCGCAGTGGGCTGAAGGGGGGCGCCTTGGACGCTCCGGATGCTTTTCACTACTCCAACGTGGGCGAAGGCCGCTACTTGATCTTGACTGGCGGCAAGCCGCTGCAGGGCCGGGATGGCCGGCCGGTGTTCGCCGACATCCGCAACCTGATCCCGTCGTCCATCCCTGGTGACTCGGTGACGGCCGGCGCCGCCATCGTCAAGTAAGGGAGCGCGCATGGGTTTCGTTTCGAACATGCCCTACGACGACTACCGGCTCAACACTATGGGCATGGACGACCCGGCTACGCAAATTCGTCCGGACGGCGCCTTCAGCGGGCTTACCACGGCCTTGGGTCATAGCATCGTCGGCGGCCTGGCCGCGGTAACGCGCACCTGGGATGCCATAGCCAGCAGCAACAATGGCACCGCCCTTTACGGTGGCGACTGGGTCAACCCCCCAACGGAAATGCCGACGGCACCCGGGGAACATCCCACCGCGCTGACCGAACCCATAAAGGCGCTGCAGGAATGGGCCAAGGTGGATCCCAGGACGACCGGCCCGGCGGCCCAGGTGGCCGGCGCGACGGCCCGGGGGCTGACCATCATGGGCGCGGGGAGCCTGCTGGGTGGCCCGGTGGCGGGCGCCGGCCTGCTGGGTGGGACCGAGGGATACAACGACTTCGCGGATAGCCGAGCGGCCGGCGTGGAACAGACCACCGCGCTGGAAAAGGCGGGGCTCACCGGCGGCGCGGCCTTCGCCGGCGCGTTCCTACCCATGGCGGTGTCTGGCAAGGTGGCGCTGAACCTGGCCGGGCTGGGGATGCAGGCGGAAGTGGCGGGTAATTCGGCCCTAGCCAACGTCCTGTTCGGCGCTGGCCGGGCCGCGGCGGTCATGAGCGCCAACGTGGCGGCCCGGCTGGGCACAGCTGCTGCGGTCAACACTGGCTTCGGCATGGCCAATCGCTACCTCACCAGCAACTTGCTGGAGTCGGCTGGCTACCATGACATGGCTGCGCAGTACAAGACGCTGGACGGGCAGGCCATTGCATCGGACGCAGTGCTCGGGCTCGCTTTCGGAGGTTTTGGCCTGGCTGAGGAAGTGATCGGCAGACGCTTAGGTGCTTTGGAGCGGCCTGACCAGGCCACCATCCAAGCTGCGTTCGACGTGCGCCGGCAGGAGATGCTGGCGCGCGGCACCGGCGGCCTTCCCACCGACCCCCATACCGCTAACCTGGACCTGGAGCTGCAGGATCGGGCACTGGCGGATACGCTGCGCGGTCGGGACGTCCAGGTGGATCCGGCCGAGGCCCGGCGGATCGTCGAAGGCTCGCTACTGGACCCGGAACGGGTGCAAGCCCACGAAGACTGGATCGCGGCCAACCAGAAACTGCTTGGGGACTTGGCTGAAACGGCGTATCCGGTTCGGATGGACCTTCCGGTGCAGCCTTTCGCGGTTCCCGAGGAGGGGCTGGCTAGGCCGGCCGTTCCGCCCACCGCCGAAGGCGCGGCTAAACTGGACCCCATGGTGCAGGAACAGGCTCGCCAGCTGGCGGCTCGGGCCCCGGACCTGGATGTCCAACTTCCCGATGGAACTACCGTCAAGGCGGCGGACATGCAGCAGGCCATGGCCGAGCAGATGGCCAAGGCCAGCAAGGACTCCAGTCTGATCGACGTGGCCACTGCCTGCTTCCTTAGGACTCTCTTATGAAACCCGAATGCGCACAGGCGATCAATTCAGCGGCCGGCCGCCAGCTGACCCAGGCCGAGCTGGACGGGATCGAGGAGCGGGTGCATGGCTCCCTACGCGACCTAGCCGCCGCAGACCGGTCTAAGTTCCTGGGCATGTCCCTGCATGAACGCATGACCGAAGCCGCCAAGCTCGCCAAGGAGAAGATGCTGGCGGACGTGGTCCGCGCCCATGAGGCCACGGTGGTGGAGGCCGGGCGCAAGGCGGCGCTGCGCGCCGAGCTGGACAGCGTCAAGCCTGGCAAGAATGGGCAGGTGCAGGCCCTGCGCCACATGATAAACGCCCTGGAACCGAAGACGGAAGCTATCTCAGCCAGCGCTTTCTCCACCCTGGAGGGTATCCACGAAGCGGCCAGGGGCAAGTTCCTGGGGCTGTTTCTAGACCCGGCCCAGCAGCGGGGCATCGCCAGGGCCTTGTTCGGGGAGTCATCCAGCCCTGAGGCCAAGACTGCGGCGGATAGCCTGCACGGGATGCTGGACAACCTGGCAGCCCGGCTCCAGCGCGCGGGAATTCCCCTCAACGCCCGGGAGGACTACCGCACGCCCCAACCCCAAGAGCCGTCTAAGGTAGCCGGCGCCGGCAAGGCCGTATGGGTGGAGGACCACCTGCAGTGGGTGGACCGGAATAATTACCTGAACGCTGATGGCAGCCACATGAACGACGACCAGCTGCGCCGGATGCTGGGGGAGTCTTACCGGTCGATCGCTACCGACGGCGCCAACAAGCGGGCTGAAGGTGGCGGCCTGGGCGGCAGCACCATGGTGGGCCGGAACAAGAACGCGCCGCGGCAGCTGTTCTACAAGGACGCTGATTCCTGGTCCCAGGCCATGTCCAAGTACGGTCGTTCCGCCAATATCTACGAGCTGGTTTCGTCCCACGTCCGGGGCATGGCCAAGGATATCGCTATGGCCGAGACCTTCGGCCGGAACGCAGACCAGAACGTGACCCAGGCCCTGGCCAGAGCTTTCGAAAACGACCTGAACGCCGGGGGCGGGGAGGGCGTCCGCTCGCTTACCAATAAGGTGCAGCGGCTGTTCGACGCTATGGCCCGCCCCGAGCGGCCAGGCAACGAGGCCGTAGCCAACGCCGCAGTCCAGGCCCGCGGCCTGATCGGGTCCACGCAGCTCGGTTCCCTGGTGGGCGCGCTGCCGGACCTAGCTGCCATGAAGATGGCAGCCGAGCACAGCGGGCTCCCAGCCATGCGTATATTCCGCAACACCATCGACGGCTGGGCCGCGGGGCCCGAGAAGCAAGCTTTCCTGCACCGGATGGGAGTGTGGATGGAGGGCTTCCAGCACGCCAGCAACCGGATGGCGGGGGATGAATTCAAAAACGGGTGGGGCACTTGGCTGAACGAGACCACCCATAAGCTCATGGGGCTGAATGCCTTTGATCGTGGTCTGCGCACCGGTATGGGCCGGACCGTCATGGACATGCTGGGGGAATTCACTCGGAAGCATGACACTCTGGCGTCCGCCGACGGCGAGGCCCGGTTCCTGCAGAAGGGGGGCATCACCGAGGACCATTGGTCTACCTGGAAACTGGCCGAAGTAGACAAGGGCCGGGGCAACGAAACCTTGCTGACTCCGCAATCCATCCGGGATATCCCAAATGCCAAGCTGGATCCCCTGGTGGAGCAGCGGGTGGCGGCCCGCAGCGAGATTTTCCAGAAGGAGATCGCCAAGCGGAATGCCCAGCTCGAACGCCTGGGTGACAAGCCTGATGCCGCCCGGGTGCAGGAGATCCGGGATGCCTTTCAGTCCAAGCACGACTCCGTCCTGTCCGAAGAGCGAGCCCGTATGAAGGACGAGGCCATGGAGAAGTTGATGGAGGTCACTTCCCAGCAAATGCAGTTCGGAGCCCGCGGTGCGTCCATGTCCTCAATGGAGGACCGCATGGCTATGGGGGTGGAAAGCGCCAAGGATGCGGGTACGGTAATGGGGGAACTGAAGCGCTTCATCATCCAGTTCAAGAGCGTCCCTTTGGGCATCTTTCGCGCCCACTTCGACGCCATGAAGGATCTGCAGGGGTGGGGCTCCAAAACGTCCTACGCGGCCCGGTTCGTTGGTTATAGCACCCTCACCGGGGCGCTGGCGGTGGAACTGAAGGCGCTGATAAACGGGCAGAACCCCAGGGAAATGAACATCGCCACCGACGAGGGTAAGAAGTTCTGGATGGAGGCGCTGGCTTCGGGGGGTGGCCTGGGGCTGTACGGGGACCTGTTTGCCAACGGCAAGACCAAGGCTGGCAGTGGTGCCGAGATCCTCGCCGGCCCTGGCATTAGCGCCGGCTTCAACGTCCTCAAGGAACTTAGCCAGGCCCGCGAGGATGCCATGGCTGAAGGTGACTCGAAACACAATTATCCCCTGGCGGCCCTGCGCATCGTCCGGCAGAATGCGGTCCCCTTCGCCAACATCTGGTACGCCAAGGCGGCCTTCAACCGGCTGGTTTACGACCAACTGCAGGACCAGCTGGCGCCGGGCTCGTCTGATAAGCAGCGCCGGCGGATGGAATCCCATGGGGCCAGCTACTGGTGGGAGCCTGGGACTACGTCGCCGCAGTCAGCCCCGGACTTGAGCAAGGCTTACCAGGAGCGTTGAGAAATACGCACCAGGTCGTCATAATCGAATCAACGGGGCCCCCCGCAGGGGACAAGCCTGATCGGACTGGAGAAACATCATGACCGTTCAGAATTCGACCCTGAGGAACGACTATGCGGGGAACGGGGTCACCACCTCGTTCCCTGTGACGTTCTACTTCTTCTTCCCGACTGACGTGCGGGTCATCCTGACCGACCTCGTCAGCGGCGTATCCACCGACTTGGTCCTGGGCTCGGACTACAACGTCACGGGTGGCCTCGACACAGGCACCGGGCTGTCTGGCCAGGGATCGGTGGACCAAATCCTGGGCACCGCCCCACACTTGCCGGCGGCGCTGGCTTCGACACAGAAGCTGTCAATCCTGCGGAACATCCCCCTGACTCAGCTCACCCACTACGTCCCGAACAGTCCATTCCCGGCGGCCAGCCACGAGAATGCGCTGGATCTGCTTACCATGCAGAACCAGCAGCTGACAGAAGCCTTGAGCCGGGCGCTGCTTCTCCCGGCCAGCAGCACCGGGGTCGGCTCGACGCTTACCCCTTTGGCCAACACCCTGGTGGGTTTCGACTCCACCGGCCAGAACTTCGTGAATGTCACGCCCACCACGGTGTACGCTGGATCCGGGGCACAGGTATCAGACAACCTGGCTTCCGTTGCCGCCGGCTATGGTGATGCCCTGGTGGCGGCCCTGGCGCCTGGCCTGGGCGCGGTGGCCACCAACGTGGGCGAAGTGCTGGGGCGCACCGTCCATCTGTTCGACTACCTGAGCCCCACCCAGCGGACCCAGGTTTTAGACCGGACCACCTATCCGGACGTGACTGCGGCGCTCCAGCAGGCCCAGGCCGCGGTGGCGCCGAACGCTCTTTTTTACGGCAGTCCCGCAGGAAAGGTGATCCTCGGCGCCTGCTCCCTCACGCTGACAAATTTCGTCCCGTTGAGTGGCGTGCATATTGAGGGTTCAGGCAAGGGCGCCACGCTGATCAAGCAGGGCAGCACCACGCTGCCGGCCATCAACTTAAACGCTTACGTCACCAGCACATTCACGGCGCATTTCTCCGGGTCAACCATGATCTTGGACTCGGTACCGACCACCGCCCTGTTCCCCGGTCTGATCATCTGGTCCCCAGGGCCGCTCGGCAACGCCATGATCCAGCGAGTCCTGAGCGGGACCGGCGGTATCGGCACGGTCTACCAGATGAGCCAAGTCATGGGCACGGTCTCCACCGAGAACGTGGCCTGCAGCACGGGCCAGCAGATCAGCACCAAGATGGTGGACTTCCAGGTGATCGGTGCGACGGGCGCAACCTGCGCGGCCGTCAAGGCCCAGGCGCAAGATGTCTTCGTGGTGCAGGATTGCCTCTTGGACTTCCTGGCCACAAACACTTACCGAGCCCTGGAACTGGTTGATGGCGCCGCCAACAACGTGGCCAGCAACCGCTTCCGGGCGTGGTCCCAAGGCAGCACCAGCACGGCTTTCGTGACGGTGGGCTGCTACAACATCTACGAATTCGAAGCGGTGAATTGTGCATCGGGTGTGGCGCTGACGGACGCCACGCTCAACGGCACCTTCCTGAAACTGGTGGTGGACGGCGCTTGCACCTTCGCCAGTCCCAACACCACCATTCACAACCTAGCTACCGAAGGGCTGTGGTCCTTCGGGACTTTCACCGGCACTACTTCCGGCGCGGTTCTGACGCTCACCAGCGACGTGACGGGGCGGATCCTCACCGGCGGCATCCACACCCTGTTCGAAGCCGGGGCCACCCTAGCGGTAACCATCACCGCCTTGACTAGCGGTGTGGCGAATAAGTCCGGGGCCACCTACAGCCTATCGGGCACCCCCACCGCCTACACCAACCAGCAGATGAGTTCGGCGGCCTACCAAACGGCCTTCGTCACCACTCAAAGCGCTGACACCGTATTTATCAACCCGAGCCTTGTCAGCTGTGACCCGCGCACCTGCGGCGTCGGGTTCAAGATTTACAGCAGGCCCGTCCTGGTTAACCCGGTCATCGGCGGCACTGTCTGGCCGGCCCTCTCGTTCTCCTTCGACTCGACTGCCAAGGCGACGATCATCAACCCCTACTACATGGGCACCTCCAAGGTGGAGAGCACCACGGCCGCGGCGCTGCTGGCGGTCCAAACCTTCGTCGGGGACTGCACCACCGTTACCCGGCAGACCCGGTTCTCATCCAGCAACAGTTACGTCAGCACGGCCACCTACACGGTGGACGCAAACCTCGCGTCGGTGGGGCTGGACTACTGGATCCAGTGTGGCTACGCCGGAACGATGACGCTTACCCTTCCAGCCGGCGCTGTATGGACCGGCCGGGAGCTGATGGTCAGCACCCGTGTAGCTCAGACCGTGGTCAGTGCTTCGTCCAACGTGGTCCCCATGAACGGAGCGGCTGGTACGGCTATCTTAGCCGGCACCATCGGCAAGTGGGCGCGGCTCCAATACGACGGAACTAACTGGAACATCATCGCTTACAACTAGGAGCCACCATGCCGCCCGTAATCCAAAAGAGCGTCAACGAGTGGCTTGTCCCGGCGTTGCTGGGGCTGATCTGCGTTCTGTTGGGGCTGGGAGGTGGCCAGATGCTGTCCGCTCTGGAAGGCGTACGGAAGGATCTAAGCGTCTACCAGCTACAGACCGAAAACCGGCTTACCTGGCTAGAGACGAGCGCCCACAAGAGAGGGGATGCTAAATGAACTTGAACTTCAGCCAGTCCACGGGCAAGGTCACGGAGGACGACGGAACCTTAGTGGCCACAGGATTCGCTGGCAATGACAGCCGGCCTGGGGTGAACCCCAACCACGCCCACGGCTACCTCAACCCGGCCGCCGAATACCTTCACAACATTGGACCCCTGCCCAAAGGGACCTACTCGGTAGGCGCCTGGGGCAGCCACCCGCCACTCGGAGCCCACAGCGCGCCGCTGACCCAGACCTCGGGCCAAACCTTTGGGCGCAAGGGCTTCTTTATCCACGGGCCCAGCCTCGACGACCCCCTGAACAGCTCCGAAGGGTGCATCGTCATCAGCCACCTGCAACGCCTGGCGGTGGAAGCGCTCGCCCCCAGCCAGATCACCGTCACCGGATGACCCTGGATCCTTACGACGGGGACCCCTACGACGGGGACCCCTACGACGAGGATCCCTACGACATTCCATCCCCGGAGGACGTCCATGCTCCAGCGGCTGAAGCGCTTCAACTTCCCCAAGATCACCGGCCTGCTATCTTCTGCCAACCCTGAACTGGAGATGAACCTGGCCGCCTACGGCTTCGGCGTGCTGGTCTGCGCCGTGGTCCTGTGGCGATGGGAGTCCACCGGACCTAGGGACATGAGCTTCGTCGCCGCGTTCACCGCCTACCTGGGCGCGATCACCGGCGGCCTTTTCAAAAAGGGATCCAATGCGCCAGCCGCAACCCCGCAACCGGGAGCACCGGACAAGGAGGCCAATCGATGAACACGTTGACCACAAAAATCGCAGCTCTGCTCACGGCCGCGGCCCTGATCTTCGTGGCCGGGATGGGGCTGGGTTGGAAGCTGTTTCGTTCGAAACCCATTCCGCAGATGGTCGTGGCGGCGCCGGCACAGACGCAGCAGGACGGGAGCTTGATCCTGCAGACCCGCCCCGACGCAGCGGCCAAGCCGGCGCAGCAGGTCCCAACAGGGGGGCATGTGACCCGGATCGACCAGGTAGTGGTGCAGCCCCATGGTCAGTCCGCCGTGGCCCCGGCCCCAATCAATGGGAGCGCCCCGCCGGCCGCCGGGCCGACCCCGGGCCACCCCGCTACGTTGATCCCTTGTCCGCCAGTGACGGTGGACCTGACGCTAATTCGAATGCAGGACCAGAGCCAGCGCGTGGTGGCCTCCAGTCCTGACGGTGATGTGGTGGGGGGTATCGACATCCCAGTGGAAGTTCCCAGCCAGCCGCGCGAACTGAAGTGGGCGATCGGTGCTGTGTACGGGCTGGGGGACTGGGGCCAGACCAGCAAGGGCGTCTTCGTGGACCGCGACCTGGCGTTCTTCCGCATCGGCGCTGAGATCACCCGAGACACCTGCCCCACCTTAGCCGCCGGATGGTCTGGACGACTGAAGGTGGGGTTCAGGTTTTAGGAGGCTGCCTAGACGATGACGGAAAGCAAGGGGGGATCACTGTAGGACGGCCGGAAACCAGCCTGCTCACCCCCCTTCATTTTCGTTGCGGCTTAGAAGGGGATGGACTCGTCCAGGTATTGGGCGTACATCTGCAGCTTCAGCTGGCGCCAACGGCCCAGCACGGTATGGCGAGTCACGTTGGGCCAGTCCCGGTTATCGGTGGACCAACTCCACAGCATCTGCCTAACGTCCCTGAAGGTCA